TGTTTGGTATCTTTACAAGTCGAGCAATGCGAGAACGTGGCAGATATCAAATACAGTTAATGAAGACTAGATCAAGTTCAGGTGTGGGACAAAAAGTAGATTTAGAGTTCAACGTAGATACTTTGCGTATTACAGATCTAGGCGAAGAAGGGCAGAGTGATTATGGCAGAGAAGGACCTAGCGGTAGTAAGATAATGGATTCAGTTAAAGCTACTAGTACAGTAGCAGATGGCACAACTACTGTTCAAAAAGAAGATGGTAAAGTTACAGCTGAACTTCAAAGCAGTAAACTAAAAAGTTTATTAAGTCAAATTAAAACTCAATAATGTTAGTCGAAGTTATAAATTTTCTTCCTTCCCAGTTAATAGACGAATTAGTTAAGTTTAGCCAGCAACCAAATGTGCCTTGGCAATCTCAAGAAATGCAAGAAAATTTGCTAAGGAAAAAAATATCTTGGCTATCAGATAGTCCAATTGAAGCGGCACATAATTACTTTAACAACCTACCAATGTTTGCACATTTAGACTTTATGGGTATTTCGTTATGGAAAGACGATAAGGATTTCTGGATGGCCCCACACATCGATAATGATAGAGTAAAAGTAGCTATTCAAATTTATTTAGACGATCAAAATTCGCCAGGGACACAATTTCCAGATAGACTGATTGAATATGGACGTAATAGAGGTTATATAATGTATAATAATTCTGATATGATTCATGGTGTTCCTAAACAAATTCCACATGAGGGTAGACTAAGTGTCTATGCGTTATACCATTGAAAATATTTTGCACAGGTAATCCTAAAAGACAAACAGTAGCCTATGCACTAGATTGCGATCATGCTAGTCTAAGTTCAGGTTGGGATTTTACTAATAACACAACAATGGAAAGATTTCAAAAAGAAATTATTAACTATGATGTATTTGTTAATAGTTGTTATGTGGCTCCCGGAGTTCAATTAAAATTAATGGATATTGCTATTAACTCTTGGACAGCACAAAATATTAAAGGACACGTAATTAACATAGGAACTACGTTAGAAAACACAGACGATCAAAGTGAATATACCTGTGACAAACGACAGTTAAGAAAGAACAGCTTAGAATCAAGCGATCAAACTGGTATTACAGGTGTAAAGACAACATATCTAATAATTGGAGGCATAGACAACGGCCTGCCTAAAAACTCAGGAATGGTAACAACACAACAAATATTATCTACTATATTATGGGTATTAGGACAAGTCAATCGAGTACCATTATTACAATTAGATGGTAACAAATAATAATGTACAATATTAAAGACATACATCATCTTCATTTAGAGATATCTAGTCTATGTAATGCTCGTTGTCCGTTGTGTCCTCGAAACTTTCATGGCTATCCCTATAATGATGGGTATACTGAAAGGAACCTTACACTTAGAGATGTTAAGAAGATATTTCGTCCCTCTTTTGTCAAACAACTATCAGAAATACTAATCAATGGTAACTTTGGTGATTGTGTGATGAATACAGAAACCCCTGACATTGTTGAATATTTTAAGCAACATAATCCTGATATCAACATAGACATAAGCACCAATGGCGGAGCCAGATCAAAACAGTTTTGGCAACAGCTAGGCCGCACTGGTTCCAGAATTCTCTTCTGTCTAGACGGACTATCAGATACACATTCTATCTATAGACAAGACACTGTATACGAAACTGTATTAAAAAATGCTAAGACATTTATGTCAGCTGGTGGTCAAGCAGTTTGGAAAATGATTAAGTTTGACCATAATAAACATCAGATTGCTAAGTGCGAGCAGTTAAGCAAAGAACTTGGGTTTAGTAATTTTGAGTTAATCGACGAGGGAAGAAACACAGGAGTTGCTGTTGACAAGAAAGGTAATGTTGTTAATATTATTGGAAAACCCAAAGTTATTAACTTTGATCGATTACTAGAATCAAAGGAAACAGATACAGTAGTATTAGAAGATATCAATCCAATAGTAAAAGATATAACTTGTGTCGCTAAAAAGAATAAATCAATTTATATTACATCAACTGGAGAAGTATACCCTTGTTGTTGGACTGCCTTTTATCCTAGAACATATGGACACGGGCAATACTATCAAGTAGTTAATCAACAGTTGAATGATATTATAACACCAAACAATGCTTTAGAAACGTCGTTAGAAGAGAGTATTAAGTGGTTCAATGAAGTAGAACGCAGTTGGGGTATAGAAAATTTTGAAGAGGGCCGGCTGGTAGTGTGTAATGACTATTGCGGCAAATGTAAATGATAAATATACAAACTAGAGAGAACAACTAACTATGCAAAAAAAGACTAGAAGTATATTAGACGAGTTAAATGACTTACACATTCCTAAAGACAAAAAACATCTTGTTGAAAGTCGTGCAAGTAACATTATACAGTCAGCAATCAATCTGTTTGAACAGATAGAAGCATCATATGACAAAGACCAAGCAGACGATCTTCAACGCAAGTTTGTTAATGCTATTAAAACCAGAGATCCTAAGAAGTTTTATAGGTCAGTGAGGCGCAAAGATGAAGATTAATGAAATCACAGAAGCAGGCATACTAGACAAACTTGTTCAGAGTACAAAAGCGGCTGTTCAGGGATATACTCAATCACGAGATACCAGAGTAAATGATCAAGCAATAGCACAGATGTCGCAAGTGGCCGCAAGAGCTTGGGGCAAGATGAAACAAAATTTAGAACGTATCAATGGGTACACTCCTTTGAGTAAACAACAACTATCACAACAGTTAGTTACATGGGTCGACAGCAACCTATTAGGATCGTATCAATTAAAAAGCACGAGCGGCCAGTTCCAAGGACTAGTTGCTAATCTAGTAAACAAAGTTGTTAGTGAGCCAGCACAAACAGAACAATCATTTAGTACGATATTAACTAATGCAAGTAAACTAGCATTAGATCCAGAGTCAGAGCCTACCCGTGATAAACAATCAGGACAACCAGCAGGTAACACTGCTCCATTTAAAGTTATTAACGATATTGCCACAGCAGGCACTATGGAATTAAATCTTAACGATCCACAACAAAAAGAAATATACGATAGAATTAGAGATGAAGTTGCTAAAGGCGACATAAAGGTATGATAATACTTGAAGGCGGTAACGTATTTAAAGACGAACAAGGTACACCTTTAACACAAAGGATTAACCTTGCGGACGTTAAGCCAACAGTTAAGTTCTTACAATCATTAACTGGACTGTCTCTATTAGATAATATGTTAGGTAGTACAGGAAACACTGCGACCAGTGGAGACTTAGATCTAGCAGTTGATGTTACAAAAATTACAAAAGACCAATTAATACAGTCATTGAAGGCAAAGGGCGTCGATGATAAAGATATCGCTAAGTCGGGCGACAGTGTTCATTACAAAGCACCTATAAACGGTGATCCCAAGAATGGGTATGTACAAACAGACTTTATGTTTGGTAATCCAACCTGGCAAAAGTTTAGTTTAAATGTTGTTGGCAATAGTGAATTTAAAGGCGTGCATAGACATATACTATTAGCAAGTATTGCTAAAGCAAGAGGGCTCAAGTGGAGTTACAAATACGGACTTGTAATTAGAGATAGCAACAAAGTGTTATCAGTTGATCCAGATGAGATTGCAAAAATATTAATTGGTGGAACACGAAAAGACATAGGCTCAGTTGAAACAATTATAGCTAAAGCTAAACAAGATCCAGAGTATGAAACATTAGTAGCAGATGCTAAAGAATCGTTTGCTAGAGACGGCCTAGTTTTAGAAGATAGTAATGATGCAACTTTTATGGCACGACTAAGAGATCGAATTGTAACACAAGGTATGCAAGTTATCATAGAGGGTGCCCGTATAGAACATCCTGAGGATATGATATTTGATAGAGCAAGTCAAGGAGCACTTAATGCTATAGCTACATTAAGATCGTTACCTGCTCAGGCTGAGAACATAACAATTAAATGGGACGGAAAGCCTGCTATAATATTCGGACGGAACACACAAGGACAGTTTGTACTAACAGATAAAAGTGGATTCACAGCTAAAGGCTATAATGGTCTAGCAACATCACCAGCTCAGTTAGAAAAGATA